CAGAATGATTTACATATACTCTAGCAATATTATGTACGTTATTAGATAACTTAGCTGTACCTGTAGTTGTAGAGGAAGCATTGTTAGCATTAGCATTTCTATTAACTTTAGCCTGAAGAATTTTAGCTAAAGCTATTTTTATTTTATTGTCTGTAATTTTTTCTGCAATATTTGTACTTAATATTAGATATCCCTTTACAGTATAAATAGCTTGTCTTACTTCTTTAATAGCTGTATCAGTTAAATCTGCATCTATATTAGTTTCCTTATTCTTGTATGCAGTTCTTAATTCACTAATAGCAGCATCAAATTCCTGCTCAGTAGGAGCTACAGCCCAAAGTAATTCATCTAATCTACTTACTGTGCTATTATCTATAGTTCCTACAGAAACTTTATTTTTTTCTGGTAAATATTCAGGCAATCCTTTACAGATTTGATATGCTCTATACAATCTAGCGTAATCTTCATTAGTAAACTTATTTTGTTTATCAGATGAAGAAATCTTTTGTAACTCTGTAGCTATTTTATGTAAAAGTAACCTTTTAATGAAAGCTACCTTATTCTTATCAAATGCTGTTTGTGCGTTTTTACTACCCTTTGTAATACCTGTAGCATTATAAGCTTTTTGAACAAATTCTTGAATATTATGCATTTGCCAATTAGCTTCAGATGAATTAACACCTTTACTTGGCATAAATAAATATTTGCTTTTATTTACGTCAAGTTCATCAATAATATCATCTATGTCACTAGGCTTTAAACCATAGAAATCAGAATCGGCTCTCTGAGTTATTTCTAATGTTCTTAAGAGTTCCTTATAGATAGCAGGATAATCAGTATTAACACTGTTCTGAGCAAGAACATACATAATACTTCCTGTACCACCAAATACTCTGTCTAAAGCTATAATTCTTTCTACTAAAGTATCAGAATCATTAAATACTTTTCTATCAGGAGTAATTCTAGAAAAATTAAATCCTTTATTTGGCTTTGTATTACGTAATTCTGTATAGCTTGTAATATTCTTAGATGCCATAGATTTACTGATATTTTCCCTATTAATTTTTGTCTTTTTAGGGACACTAGGATCTAAACCAAGATATCTAAGACATTCATTACAACTGAATATAGCATTAAATACTGCTATAAGCTGTGTATCAGTAAGGTCTTTTTGATCGAAAGACTTAGGAACTTTTTTAATCTTTGCCCTAGAACAAGCTAATTCTAATAAATTAGAATTACCACCATCCTCAACAGCAATTTCAAATTTTTGAAGCTGTTCTAATAAATCTACTATTTCTTCTCTATGGTTTAAGATATTTCTATTTAATGTATGAGCAGCTCTACCTTGTTCCTGTTGGTCATAGTCTAAAGCAGCTTCATTAATAGCATTTGCAAGTTCTAAGTCAGGAATAGACATAGGAACTTCAGATAATTCATTAGGGAAAGATTTTTCAAATGCTTCACGTAAAGCTATATTATTATCCGCAGCCTTAGTTGCACTTTCACTATTACCTGTAACATCTCCAGTCATTACAATAGAAGGAGAAACAAAGGTATTAGTGGTATTTTCTTGAACAGTAGTCTTATTTATAATACTTAATAATGTCTGAATATACTGTTGTTCTTGAGTACTTTCAGGAATACGAAGTAATCTGCTATTTAATGCTTTAAGATTACGTATATCCTTAAGGGTAAATGATTTAATAGCCTTCCATACATTTGGATCTTGAGGTGGATTATTAAGGTCAATCCCTGCTGCTGCTATTTTTGCATACATTGAATTAATAGCTTTAGCAGCTAAAGTTACTGCTTGAGATTCTTTTAAATCATCAAATACACTATTAGTAACTGTCTGTTCTTTAAGTACTTTATCTGCTTTTGCCTTTAAAGCTCTTTCAGCTTTTCTAGTTCTAGATTCTTTAATGTAATCCTTATTCTTATCATAACCATGAATAGCACTTCTAACTGCTTCATGTTTACTTACATATTCTTTAGCAGTATTAAGAGTATTCTTACGACCTGTAATAAGTTTATTAAGTTCTTCTATTAAAGCTTTCTTAGTAGTATCCTTAGATTCTTCAGGAGCACTATGATATTGCTTAAATGTCTTACGGAGTTTATCTTTAAGCTTAAATATAGAAGATTCATCTATATTTAAATCTTCAGTATAAGCATTTATAAAGTCTTCTACTTCTTTTTCTGTTATTGGTTCTTTTTTAGCTGCAAGAGCTTCTAATGTATCAGTTAAACCTTTAACATCTCTTTCAGCAATAACATATCTACCTTCAGAGACTTCATTAACTGTATAAGCTTCACTTAACTTATTATCTTTAATAGCCTTCTCAGCATCTTCTTTCTTCTTATATACTTTCTTACCAATAAGCTGTTCATTTATCTTTAATGCTTTTTCTATGGCAGTCTGTACTTCACCAGTAGTAGTATCTACAATATCATTATAATCTTTAATACTAATACCTTTTACAGCTTCTTTAATTTCTCCTGCTTTCTGATAGATAGTTTTATCTGATGTTCTATCAGTTAATTGCTGTTTAACATAATCAGCTAATTTAGAAGGGTTATCCTTAACTTCATCTAGAGTAATGTTATCTTTTAAACCAAGAGAAGAAATAACATCATCCTGTACAGCTTTATTTAATTCCTTAAAGCTACCATCTTTACTACCTTTGGTTTCGTAACGAGTAAACTGATTGAACTTATCTTCATTAAACTGTTCTCTAACAAAGTTAGCTCTCTGTTCAGAAATACCTTTAGTCTTATCTGCTTTATTCTCTTTAACTAAATCATCAATAGCTTTATCAAAAGCTACTTTATCAGTATTAGCTATAGCTTCTCTTACAGAAGGGTCTTTGAGGATATCTGTAAATCTAAATACATCTACATTACCTCTCTCAAATACTTCATGAACAGATACACCTGTATCTCCAACAGTACTAGTGTAATCTTCAGGTACAGCTTCTTTATTCTTCTTAGCTTCAAGATATCTCTTAGCAGTCTCTTCGGACATACCTTCTTCTTTTTGAAGGAATTTTAATTGCCCATCTTCATCAAGAGTATCTACATAAGATTGTTTAATTTTTTCTTTTTCTTCTTCTGTATATTCATCTGAAGTTTTAGATTTTTCTAAAAGCTTATTAGCACCTTCTTTAACAGCTGCATCCCATTCAGTCTTACGAAGTGTTACTTCTGCACCTGCTTTATCTATTATCTTCTGGTTTCTGTTATATCTGTTTACAGCTTTCTTAAGTGCCTTAAGACTTACATTAGCATCTGAAGAAGAATACTTAGCTTCATCTATAGAAGCTTTACCCTCATCATTTATAGTTAAACCAACATCACCAAACTTCTCTAGGAGGTTACTATTTTCTGTTCTAGCAGCTTCAATAGTATTATTAAGAACATCTAACTTTTCACCATAGGCTGAAGTAATTTCACCAAAGTACTTAGCTATATTAGGGTCTTTATCTGCATTCTTAATCTTATCTGTGAGAGTATTAAAATCTGTTCTATTATCTAAATCTACGTCACCATACATAAATTTATTAATAGTACTTTTAGCTACACCCTTAAGACCACTAATAGGCTTATAGGCTGCATTAGAAATACCATGGAATGCACCACCTGAAATAAAGCCATCTACAAGACCTCTAGCTATTTCTTCCTTGTCATATTCTCCTTTGTAATTCTGTCTTACAAGAGCAGAACCTACGTTTTCAGAAGCAAGACCAAGACCTGCTTTAGCCATATCCTGTACACTCGCATCAAAGTGTTCATGCAAGTATTTATTACCTGTCTTAACACCCTTAGCAACCTTACCCACAGCTTCTACAGTCTTAATAGGAGCTTCTAAAGTCTTACGCATTATTCCTTCAGGAAGACTTGCTATTGCTTTCTTAGCCTTAGTACCTAAGGTTTCCTTATAGATTTCTTTATCTAATGTTCCCTTTAAATCTTTAATTACAGAATCAAATTCTTTCTTAGAAAGGTTAGGTAATTCTTTAGATACAAAATCGGTTAAATCAGTAATTGTAGTTCTAGCTATAGAACCTTGAGGTAATCCTTTAAGTGTAGATTCCCATTTTTGAGCTAAGAACTTAGCACCTTCACTAGCAAATCTTTCTGCATCAGTTTTACCAATACCTCTAAAGAATTGACCTGCAACACCACCATAGCCTTTAACCAAACCCTTAGAACCATAGTAGTCGATACCTGCTGCTAATGCACCATATAAAGCAGCCTTAAGCTGTTCTTCAGTAGGTAACTCATTATACTTTCTAAGATGGTCTTCCATTAAGTCTGTAGCATATTCCATAGCTGTAGAACCAAATGAAGCTACGCCTAATGCAGGACCAATAACTGGTATCATAAATGGAATAGCAGAAGATAATACATTACCTAATGAACGACCTACAGCACCAAATGAACTTGTAGCATCTTTAACAGCATCAAAGACATGATCACCTAATGAAGGGTCAATACCTTGTCTCTTATATTCTTCTCTTCTACGGTATTGATCCATAAGAACTCTAGCTTCATCGGTAGAGATATTTCTAGAACCAAGTAAATCAGATTTATCTGCATTAACTTGGTCTAACTCCATCTTAAGGGAACTATATTCTTTACCGTATCTATCCCATATCTGCTGTTCTTCATCAGTAAGAGCAAGATTATCTAAAGTACCCTTATAGTACTGTAACTCCTGTAATGCTCTGGTTCTAGTAGATAAATCATTGCTATACATTCTTTCTTTAGCTTCATCTACTTTATCTTGAATCTGACTAGCTGTGAGTAATTTCTTATTAATTCCTTCTAGCTGGTTTAAAGGAAGATTATCCAGTTTATTTACGATATCATGCTTCCTATAAGCATAGTATGGAGATACAGCAGTATTTAGTAACCCTGAACCAACAGCACCAAGAGCATCTCTAATAACTCCTTTATCTTCAATGTTATAACCTTTAATAGCATTGAGTTCATTCTGTGCATCTAGTACACTCTGTTGTACCTGCTTTAATGCATCAAATTTATCAATATGAGTAGGGAATGCTGCATCTAAATCAGGGTCATTACTAATAGCAGCAAAGATAGCATTAGGGTCAGTAAGTCTTTTATCAATTAACTGATCAAGTTTAGCTTTAACACGATTTTGAAATTCAGGGTCATTCCTATTAATTTCATTACGTCTTTCATAAGCTTCTATATCTTGTGGGACAGAGTTATTTCTGTAAACAGAACTGGTATCTCTACGGGCTTGGTCATATACAGCCTTAAGAAGAGGATTAGATTCAATTTCTTGGTTTAATCTATTTAACTCTTGATTATACAGGTCAAAAGTATCTGCCATAAAAAAATCTCCTAGGATTTGGATAAAATGGCTAGGAGATTATTTTGGTTTTAATGAAATGTCAATATTGGATTATTTCCACCAACCTAATTTATGATACTTACTACGAACCTTTTCATCTTGATTATATTCATCTTTAATCATTGAATAAAAATCTTTTTTAGGTTCAATAGGCTTGGTTTCTATTTGGGGAGCAGTATCATTAGATTTATTTTCTACTTTAAGTGTTTTAGATACATTAGATTTATCTGTAGAAGGAAGACCATATTTAAGAGTTTCATACTGTAAATTAGGGTCAAAACCTTCTTGTAATTGCTTAAGTGTATTAAGTTTATAATCAAGATTAGCTTCAGGATTTCTTAATATTTTATCTTCTATAAAAGTATCAAATGGTGGTGTAACTGCACCTGCTTGTTGAGCTTTTCTAGAATAACTTTCATAATCCCAATTTATAGGGCTTGTATAATTACCTTGATTATCCCTGCGTTTATCTGAAGCTATTCCTGAATCTTTATAATAATTATAAATTTTCCAAAGGTCATCTTTAGAATATTTCTTTTTAATACTTTTAGACCTATAAAAATTAACAATAAAGTTACTAAAATCTTCAAGAGAATTTTCAGGTAAATCTTCATTACCTAAAAGAATATTTGCATAATTAAGAGTATCCTTAACAGTATCTAAATCATCTAAATCAAACGGACGATACCATCTATTATAACTTTCAGGCATAAATGCTTTTAAATCAGGTGTTAAACCCGCCTGTATAAGTTTTTCTGCTCTCTTATTTGCTATAGCCTTTGCAGTTTCCTTATTAATATCTTTTAGTTTATCAAACCTATTAGGAGAACTAAGAATGTCATCTGTAAGTCCATTATTATAGGCATTAAATACTTGTTCAAATTCTTCAGGTGTAAGTCTATCCATTATTTATTCCTCTCCTCTAATTTTGGTTGAGGTATAGCCTGCATACGCATAAGTACTTCTATAGGCATACTAGCTGTTAATCTATTAATGTCATTTAAATACCCCTGTTTTTTAGCAAGGTTATCATCTAAAGTTTTTATATTTTTTACGTTCTTATTGTATTCTGCCATAGCATCTGCAATTTTACCCTTTTTACTCATCAAATCTTTAAATTTATTTTCATCAGATACACCCTGTTTATAGGCAAACCAAGCTAAGAATTTATCTAAATTTTGTACTTTATTTACTATCCCTGTTTCACTTAATGCATTTTGATTATTATTAGTATAGCTTCTAATGTACTCTGGGATTTTAACACTTTTATTCTTAGGGTCTAAAAGAGGATATTCTGCTTCATCATATTCATCTTTTAAACCTTCTATAGCCTTCTTAGCATTAGCTATATCTTCTTGAACACCTGCTACAAATGCTTCACTAGATAAAGTACCTAAGAGTTCATTATTACCTACTAAGAATTCTTTAAGAGTAGCTTGAGGTATATTAGCTTCTCTTGCATACTGCATAATACCTGCAAGAATCTCTGCTTTAGATTGACCTTTCTCAATACCAAAGTTATATACACCACCAAGATAATCTATAGTATTTTCTTTTCTCTTGGTTTTAACCATTTCTTTCAATCTAAGAAGCTTATCATATAACTGAGGATTCTGAGCCATCATATGGTCTATCTGAGTTTCTAACATATCAAAGTCATCAGGATTATTTATATTATTTAAATTAGAAATAATCTTACCTGATAAATCAGCAAATGTAGCATCAGTATATTTCTTGGTTTTCTCAGATGTAGTATCTATAAAATCAGCAGGATTAAACTGAGTACCATAGAGTTTATTATATTCCTGTACTAAACCTGTAGGGTCATATGTAGGATTTTCTATAAGCTGACTAGCTATCTGTTTTCTTAATGGTTCTTCATATCTCTTACTAAGAGCTTCCTGTTCATATTTCTTTAATGCAGCTTCCTGTTCCTTAGTAAGATTATTCCAACCTAAATTCTTAGCTTCTTCTAGTACATTACCTCCCTTATATGCATCAGCATTAATCTTAGACATTAAGGATTGAGAAATAGCTTCATTAAGTCTATTGATATCCTTGGTTTCAAGGTTATTTACAGCAGTATTAAGGGTTTCATCATAGGGATTAATAAAGTAACCATCTAGTAGTTCTTTACGTAAATCTCTACCTTCATTTCTTGCTGTTCTTACTTCATCAATTAAAGAATCATCATGTTCAATTTTATAGGCTAAATCATTCTTTATACGATTGCCTATTTGTTTACCCTGATTGCTTACCCAATTAGCTAATCCTCCTCCTTGAGGGTTAGTAAACCAGTCAACTAAAGGATTATCTCCTTGGGTTAGTAATGCATTAGCATAAGCTTGAGCACTACGTGGGTCATAAATAGTTTGTGCCATACTAGAATCCCCTATATCCTTTACGTTTTAACATTTCTACTGCTACGTAATATTGAGCAGGACTAATACCACCTAATTGAGCATCACCTAAAGGTATAATTCTTCCTGTATTTCTATCTATCAAGGAATAAGGGTCTTTAAAATTTAAAGGAACTTTACTAGGTACATATGCATTAGCTACTTCTGCTTCTCTCTGTATTGCATTCCTTTCAGCAGTATTACCCTCCCAAAATCTTCTAAGCTTTTCCTGTTCCCAATCTTTTATAGCCTGTTCTCTTACAGAACCAGTAAAAATATTAGGATCTACTCTAGACTGGTAAGTATCCATAACATCATTAGATACATTCTGTAGATACTGAAGAGTCTTAATGTCATTAGCATAAGTATTAAATAAAAAATTAGATAATCCGAAACTCATTTTAACTCCTTAAATATAATTTAAAGCTTCCATTGGGATAATACCTTTCAGCATACGTTGATATGCTTCTCTAGGGGACATCCCTAGAGACATGTAGTGCTTTAAGTAGCCCTTAAAGGTGTCTTTCTTTATAGCCATATTTTATTCCTTAATATTCTATTAAAGTTTACTTAAATAATAGTTGTATAAATTAGTATCCTCTTTAGAGAGGAAAGTTTTAGTAAAATCTCTATCTTGACTTTCACCATACATACTTTATTTTCTTCTAAATTTCTTTCCATGATAATCTCTGAATACTCTTCCTGTTAATTCCTCCGGATGCTGTAAGTAATAAGCTCTTGACTTATCATCAAGATTAACAAGTACATTATTATAAGATTCAGGGGTAAATACAGAATTAAGAGAATTATCTAAATTATTTAGAATATTTCTAGCCCCATAAGGACCCATCATATAAGCTAAATAAACATTATCAGGAGTTAATTCAAATCCCCATGATTTAAGTTTACCAATATAGTCTTTAAGAATATTGATAGCTACTTTATGGGATTCATGTGGACTAAACCTTAATTTACTATTTAATCCCCCTGAAAAAGTTTTCCATGTACCACCAGTTATTTGATATAACCCTGTTGCTCCTGTAGAACTTACACGATTAGGATTACCACCACTTTCCTTTTGAATAAGAGCATTTAAAAATGGATGATTAGATACATACCTACCATTATCATCTGCCCATATTTGAGCACTATCTAAATTATCCCAATCTCCATCTATTAAGTCTTCAGGTTTAGTCATACCTACATTCTTAAATACAGAAGCCAAGGAAGGAATATAAACCCTACTAGATATTCCCTCTGTACTAGGTGCTACTTCCTTAATATCTGCATTAGTGTAAGTAGGTAATGCTAAAGAAGGTAAAGGTTTAGACGCATATCCTCTAAATAAACTAGGTACAGCTAAATCTACTTGAGTTTGCTGAGGATGTACATCTGTTTTACTTAACTTAAACATATCTACTCCTATAAGGAAGAACTAGCCCTCTGTCTTTTCATCATATCCCATTGTTCTTGGTTTCTTTGTTCAGCATTGAGAGCTAATTGTTTCTGAAGGTTATATGCTTCTTTTTTAATAGCCATGGCTTCTTTTTGATTCCTATAGTCGTTATAAGCATTCCATAAGCCACCACCTAAACCTACAACACCTCCAGCAAATCCTACAGGATCTTCTTTAAAGTTATTAAATAAACCTTTCTTAAATATATTCCATAAATTATCATCAGAAGTAGCATCTACTCTATCGTGAATATTATCCATGATATCCTGAACAGAACCTACATTAGCATTAAGCTGTTTATTTATATAATTATTAACATCACCTACACTATTGTATAATCCACTACTTACAGGATTACCATTGTATAGGTAGTTACCATAAAACCAACCAGTATTACCCATAGTTTATACTCCTATTAAAGATTGATTAAGTACTATTGAGTTTAATAAATTAGACCTCTCTTCTAAAGATTCTTTAATCTTTTCCTGAGTTGCTAATTTAGCCTGAAGTTCTTCTAGATTTCTCTGTATTTTGTCTAGAGTTATTTGAGTCTTAATATTATTATAAGCTAAAGGCATTTGAACTATATCCTTAGTTCCTATAGTCTTTATCTGACTCATAAAAGATTCACCTAAAGAAGGTGTATTATCTTTAATACCATACTTAAGAGTCTCATACTGATATTGAGGTTTATCTACATTCTTGGTTTCCATAGAATTAATACTCATAGCTGTAGCAAATGTAGCTGATGTAGTAATTAATACCTCAGCCCATTTATGATTCTGTATAGCTTCTAAATACTGAGGGTCTTGTAATAACTTGTATACAGTAGCCATTACAGGAGAACTACCTGCTAAACTCATAAATGCAGAATTACTTAAAGCATTAGCAAAGTTATCTAAAGTCATAGAACCAGATGTAACCATATCTGCTAAACCAGAAGATAAAGATGTCATAGAGCTACTAAATCCCATACTAGCACCTACTGCCATCTCACAGATATTAGCTACCATATTAGCTATAACTAATCCCATCCCTTCTATATTAAATATTTTACATACATACTTAACTGCTAACTTAATAGCTACGGATATTAGTACTTGTATAAGTATATTTAAGGCTATATTTAATGCAGCATTAGCTGCTATTACAAATGGTGTAGCTGTACCCCAAGTACAGATAATAACTATTATAGCTGCTATACAACGTATTACTTTAAACCCTGTAGTAGCATACCATTTCTTCTTTACTCTCTTCTCTGCCTGCCATAGAATTCGTAAGGATACACTTATAAGAGTACTTCCCTTATAAGCACCTAGCTTTCTCACTATTACGGGATATAGAGGAATTAAGAACTCACTATTATCAGTATTAGCATTCTCATCTAAAGATTCTCTTTCTTCTATAATCCTCTGTATATCTTTTCTTGTTCTTGGTTTCATATTAGAGAATGTAGGTAAATCAGTCTTAAACTCTTTACCAAATGCATTAGTAATATGTTGTAAACCAGTAACATTAATCTCTATATAAGTATCTTTAGATTGTTGATAGTAGATACATAATACTTTATCAGTAACAGATTTCTGTACTATTCTTTGATTACTACCTGAATTACTATGGATAGTCTCTATTTCTGTAGTTGTAGTAGTTACATCTTTGGTTTCAGATGCATATTGTTTCCAATGACATACATGACCTTGTTTAGTAGATATAGATAAATTATCCCAAGTAACTCTATGTTCATATACAGCATGTTTATAGAATAACTCTCCACCTGTATTACCTAAAGTAGAATGTTCTAAGTTATATTGTTTAAATAACTTAAATAGATATTCTATTACTACCTGATTATTAGTAGTAATATCACAAGCCAAAGAAATAAGAATATTAGTAGTATTATTTAATTCTTCTTTATATGATTTATCTTCATTGGTTTCATTATCTACATCATTACAGCATATTTGATTATAGATATCTTCCCAATCAAAAGAACTTCTCTTTAATAACTTCTTATATAAGTCATAAGCAGGTAAGTCTTCTTGGAATCTCTGTTCTTTAGTATATACACCAAAGGCTTTAAGAACTAAAGTAGGGTATTGTAGGTCAGGTTTATTTTGGAAGATATTATCTAACGCTTCAACCTCTCCTAACGAATATATCGCAATTCTGATGCCTTCCTGAGTATTATAATGAATGTAATAGAATTCTCCATTCTCTACCTTAATAGGAATCTCTATATCTATTAATTCTGTTTTCTCTGGTTTTAGGTTAGTTATTTCTTCAATAGATTTAATTCTAAATAGTTTTATATGTATATTTTTTTCTGTAGATGAGATTGCAGGAGGGTAGATATCTACTAGATAGTAAGTCTTACCATTATAGGTAAGAGTACCTAAAGTAGGATATTCTTTTATTTCCTGCCCATCTGAGAAGATTAATTTATCTAATGAAATAACTAAGTTATAAGTCTCTACTAAGTAATTATAACTATGTAAAAGAGAACTAAAGTTACAGTAGTCATAATCTGTAACCTCTAAACCAGTAGCATTACTTAGTGCTTTAAGAGATATTTTAGTATTGAATTCTGTACCTATAGGTTTACCTAATGTATCTCTGTACTTAGGATTATTGCATACTTTCTTAGCAATATGATTAAACTTACTATAGATACCATTTAATGATGCTTCTTTTAAAGCTGTAGATAATGATACGCTTGGATTTGTTGTATGAGAGATAATTGCACCATTAAGTTCATTACTTATAGTCCAATCATCAAGTAAGGGAGTAGAGCTTACATTATAATAAGTCTCATACTCCCTTATCCATTTGGAGGTTGTATACCAACCTCCTGCATAAACAAAGTCTACAATAGTACCAAAGAATCCACCTAAGTCATCAATTAAATGTCTCCATTTCCTTTCTATACCTGATAACCAACTCATTAGTCCTCACTCTCTAGTGTAACATCAGGAGCATATGTATTCATGTACTGTTTATGTTCTCCTGAATAAGTTTCAGTGTCTAATTCTTTTACTCCAAATGTAGAACGTAACTTATTAAGGATAGCAATAGCATTAGAACCATTTAAACCATAGTAAGATGCACCTACACCTTCTGCTGATTCAATTACATTATAAGTATCAAAAACAGCACACTTAGCAAAGTCTAACATAGACTTTCTCTTAGAAGCTTCAGTAGTTTCTTTAGCATTATCCATCTGAGCTTTAGTAGTACCATGGATATTAGTGTTTTCACCTTCATAGGCTTCTTCACCATTATCAATATGGTCACAAGTCTTAGCCTGTTCTGTTACTGTCTGCCATTTAATCAGCTTGTTATTTAACTTGGCTTGTTCTAATTGAGCCTTAGCTATTTCTAATTGTTGTTTAGCTACCTCAATTCGAATCTTACCTTCTTCAATTTCAAGTTTAAGTTTTTCTAATTCTAAAGCTAATTTATCTGATTCAAGAACAATCTGAGTACTTGCTTGTAATGCAGCCTGTATACAAGAAATGTATGCCTGAGCATAAGAAGAACCAGTAATTCTAGTCTTATCAAACTCATCGTGAATGTGTAATTCAATAGAACTCATAATTCTATCGAATACACCATTACCCTGTAGATTGTTCTCTGTAAAATTAGATAAACCTTCTAGCATTATTGACCCTCATTAGCTCTATCACTAAGAGCTTTCTTATCTCTCATAGCTTTCCATTCTGGATCATTCTTCCATTCCTCTTCAGTAGGGGTATGATGATAGATAATGTTATAAGCCTTACGCATTTCATGCTTAGGTCTGGCATTAGGCATTTTACCTGCTCTAGGAGTAACATTATCTTCAATATGGAGAAATTCAAGTTCTTCTAATACATCAATAACACACTGTTCCAAGAAAATAGGAGTATTAAACTGTACTGCTTTCTTAACATTAACGAATCTGTTAGCTACAGTAATAAACTTACCCGTAATATCTGAACGAGATTCTATTGGATTTAGAGGCTGTACAGTAACACGCTTAAGAGCCATTAAAGTATTACGAGAGTTCTTAATATTCTTAGCCTGAACAACTGTTGCACTATTTTCAATTTCCTCAATCTTAGAGATAAGAGTGTCATCAGGGGTATTCTTAGTAAACTTAATACCAAGAGCTTTAGCCTTAGCACGTAATTCTTCAGATGAGATTGATTCAATAGGTTTAGTTTCTGACATTTTAAGTTCCTTAAAGAGTTAAACCTCCCTATTGCTAGGGAGGTAGATTTAGTTAAATTAAGCCTTAGCTAAAGTATGGATACATACCAAGCGTTCTGGACGAGTAATCATAGTACCATAGTACCACTGAATTGACCACCAACCATGCTTACCGAATGGGTCATCTACACTAGCTGCACCCTGACCAGGCATCTGCTGATAGATACGGAAGTTATTCTTACCACCACGGAAGTTAATGTTAACGAATGAATCTTCACCAACAATCAGGAGTGGGAATACGGTATACTTAGAACCATCATTGATGTAAGTTTCATCGGCAGTACCAGAGTGGGTAGTAGATGCACCCTTACCTTCCCAACGAAGCATTTCCTGAACTTCTACAAAACGGAATTCAAGAATACGACCAATTTCACCTTCTACAATATTACCACCTGCTGCATACTGTTCTACAGGAATAAATGCAGGACGATTAAAGAGGTCTACCATAGTCATCAGAGTCTGACGGAGTTCAGGCTGTACATATACAGTCCAACCACCTGCTACAGTACGGGTATCAGTATTCTGAGAACCAGTAAACATCTTATAGGTCTTAGGTACATGGTTATCTACAAGAGTCTGACGAAGAGCTAACAAGTCCTTATAGGTAAGTTCACATGGAGTAGTACCATTATTATCCATAGTAGCATTAGAAGTAGCAGCACCACAGTATACATGTACACCTGCACCATTAATAAGTTCCAACTGCATTACATCTTCTACAATTTCAGATGCACCTCTCATAGCTTCTCTATGCATATTCTGTAAGAGGTCTGACTGAGAATCAAATGCAAGAGCATCTTCAGTAAGTTCAAAGAAGAAACCAAGCTGATGGATAGTACCTTCAATAACCTGACGAGTAAAACCTACACGGTTATATCTACCACCATTCTCACCAATTACAGGAAGCTTACCAGTAATAGTAGAGATATCCTTAGATGAACCATACATGTTACCACCAGCATAATAAACACCAGTAGCATCAATACCTTGGTCATTAATGTTACGGTCATCCAAGAGTGGCATCCATACATACTGCTTAAGGAACTTACCATTGTTAGGAGCAAGGTTACGTTGAGTACCAAGCTTAGCAAAGGTCTGAATCTTAGCAGCTTCAATAAGGGAATCACGAATCCAATAGTCATTAACTAACTGCTTCTTAAGAGAACCAGTATCAGTAGTATTGCCTGAACCCGGGGTGATATAACCATGGGTAGCATCTACTACAGTAGAAGCCTGTCTACCACCATTACCATACTGTACACCATAAGAAATAGTATTAGAGTTAGAATCGGTATAACCTTGTGCTGATTGAGAATATTCAAATGAAGGCATAGTTTATTACATCCTTAATAATTCATTTAAATCAATCTTAGCAAATTCAGCATCAGAACAATTAAGAGGGTCGTACTTAGGTTTAATAGCATTACCATTAGTTCTAATAGGACTTACACTCTGCTTACGCTGTTGTACCTGTTGTTGCTGATAATTATATTGCTGAGACTGATTATATTGTTGATACTGAGGTACATATTCCTGCTGTACTTGCTGTACAGGTTGTTGAGGTACGTACTGTTGATTATTTGTTTGGTTTTGATTGTTCTGAGCTTTAAGTAAAGCCATACCAATCTTTTCATAAGCATCATGGTCATTAAGACCACGAATGCTAGGGTTATTTACACTCCTAGCATATGTCAGTTCACTAATGACTTTATCATGGAATCCATCTTCCATCATCTTAATAAGACCTTCCATCTTAGAAGGGTCTTCATAGAACTTAAGTGCAGAGGTTCTATCTAAGCCATTAATAAATCTAACCATGTCAGGATATTTAGGAGACTGACTTAATCTATCTAAAGTCTCTCTAGCATCATACTGTTGCTCACTCATTCTATGATCAGTAGGAATATATTCGTTAGTATTCTCTGCTCCTTCTACAGGATTACCCCATTCATCTGTAGTCTTGGAAACCAGTGAATTAACATCTATCTTCTTATCCTGAATGAGTTTCTTAATAGCTTCTGGTTTACCTTGGAATAAGTCTATAGCATAGTTAAGATTATCACCTAACATACCATTGTTTTCTAAGGTTCTCATTTCTATTAAGCGAGGTTTAAGCTGTTGCTGTTTACGAGTATAATCAATACCCTGTTGCATCAGTGCTCTAGCATCATGGTAATCCTTTAACTGGAAATCTTTACCTGATGCCTTAAAAGGTTCCATAATGAACTTATACGCTTCAGTAGCTACCTGAGGGTCTATAGAATCAGATTGTCCTTCTTGTTCTGTATATTGAGGATTCTGTTCATAGGTTTCCTGTTGTGGTTCTTCTACACTATTAGGATTAGGTTCATTAGTTGACTGTTGATTGTATGCATCTACCTGTCTATCAATTTCACGCATTACATCTTCAGGATTAGCCTTTAAAAATTCTTCGTCAGAGATTTGGTCATTATCGTACATTACTCAACCTCCTCTTCAGATGCTACTAAGGCTTCCTGAGCTTCTTTAGCTGTGTTTTCGATAGATTTAAAGTATGCCTGTAACTTAGCTATTGCTTCTAAGTTAGAGTGCAATCTTTTTTTACTATCATCAGTCATAGCAAAAGGTAATGCTGCCATACATCCTTTAATACCATTATCGATGAAACCAGTAAGAATAATTTCCTTAAAGGATTTGTTATTCATAAGTTTCTGTAATTCAATATTAAGTCTAATACTCTCTTCGAGTGCTTTAGATTCAATTTCAGTCATTATAAGGTTCCTTTCTTATTTTTATTTTGGTTTTTGATTTTAGCCATTTCGGCTCTATGCTTTAAGAGAGCTTCTTCTCTCTTATACTGCATTTCTGCATCCTTCTGGTCTAACTTACGAGATTCAAGTCCATACTTCATAGAAGCTTCCTGTAAAGACTTATCAAGCTGTGCTTTAGCTTGTGCTCCCATAAGTTCCATATCTCTCTGATGTTGAATACCTGCAATATTATCCATGTATTCTTGGTCAAGCTTACGAGCCATAACATTAGTGTAATTAGCCTTAGCCATTTCACCTTGTGCTCTACCCATAACTTCCTGAGGTTTGTATTCAGCTTCAACCATTTCACTCTGAGCTTTAGCACCATTGTATTGAGCCTGAGCTTGAAGATTTTGTATTTCAGCCTGTAACTTACCAAGTTGAGCTTCCATAGTCTGAAGCTGTAATTGCTGTAACTGTTGCTGTACTGGGTCAGGTTCAGGGGGTGTATATCTTCTTATTCTTTCTGCTAATTCAGGCATCTTACGTAAATCACAAATAGTAGAGAGAATCATCTGAGTCATACCTTGGTCTACTGTATTACCTAGGGTCTGTAACATAAATGCTAAAGACTCAGCTTTCATTGTATCTTCTTCTGCACTAGAGATAGCTAACTCTAAATCAAAATTACCTGCTAAATCATCTCTATGGATTTCTACAAAGTCTTCATTAGTAATTCTGATTACTTCACTATCATTAAGCCATAGAGCATTCATAGCTATAATCTTTCTAGCTACTTTCTTAAGACCATCTGCTAATCTTCTTAAGATACCCATCTCTCTCTTAGAAGAAGCATCTAATACACTTCTTACACCACTAGCTGTATCACCTAAGGAATTACCATTAATACCATCTGAGTAAGCTTTTACACCCGTAAGTGCTTCTGCTTCTGCTTGTTGAGATTGAATAAATACTAATGGAGTCTGAGGTAATTCAGGATATGTAAATTGATATATAGCCTGATTAGCAGGTACCCCGGGGTTAATCATAAAGTCTTCTCCCTTAACAAATTTACCCATGTTAAGAGAGTCTAAAGCATCTTTTTGAATAGCTGTTTGAGAATTAGCACTAGAACCAAGAGTATCAATCATACCTCTAGTAATAGCACCTATAATATCTTGGTTATCTCCTATAAGAGCACCATCAGGTTCACCATATATTCTATTAGTAACAGGTAAGTAAGGAACAATAACAAATGGAGGTTTATGATCAGGATACGGATTCTCTTCTAATCGAATCATTACATCTCCTACCCATGTAGCAACAATAGGTACTTTAGTACCATCCCCATTAATATCCCAATTACCCCAGTATTCATATACTGTAAGTTTCTTTCTAGCAGGGTCAGTAAGAGTATCATCATAATCATATTGAGAATATGAATGGTCTACACCTGCATCATCAGGAATTTGTTCTACATTCTTATATCTTCCATCTGCTATAAGGTCTCCCTTACAGGAGTTGAAGACATATATAACAAACTCTGCTCTATCTAATTCACCTTCACATGTAGGGTCTATATAAACCTTATGGTAATCAATAACTGATACTTGTGGTTTATTAATTATCTGTTCTTCTTGGTTTATTACAGAACCTACCTGTATAGGTTCATACATGATAGGTGGTAATTGTTGTAACTGTTCTTGAAGTTGCTGTTGTAACTGTTCTATCTGTTCAGGAGGTAGACCCTGTTGTTGTGCTTCCATCAACTGTACTTGCATCTGTTGCATATACTGTTGTTCTCTAGCTTGGGTTTCATCATTAGCTCTTTGTAGAGCATCTACCCAATGCATAGGAACATTCTGAGAATATATAGAATCACTAAACATTCTCTGTATTCTCTCGAATCTATTAGATGCTTGTACATCACTAGGGTCTACAGGCTGAAGTTGATACTGTGGTGTAGGAACATCAATAAGATTATGCTGTTCTACCCAATCTACCCTCAGTATAGCTGTACCAGTATCAACTGCACTCCTAACATAATCATCAATAAACTTAATCTTATTAATTTGTGTATTGAATTGATGGTTGAGTACTAATTCATTCTGTCTTGCAGAATAACCATCTTCATAGGATACAGGATTAACTTTAAAGATATTAGGAGTAGAGAGGAAAGGTTCAGATAAGGATGCATATCTCCATTCAGCTTGTTTACGTACAAGTTTAGGAACTATTGTACTTCTTGGTTTACCTTTACGTTTAGGTAGAGGTTTAGCTTCTAGCTTCTCTAACCAAGCATTTATTTTAGTTACCTGAGTACTATGGGATGTTGTAGAATTACTCAAGTCAATTTTAAGAGACTGTATAGAAGGTTCGTTATTCCAATTTGTTAATGGCATATATGCTCCTAAAAAATAAATTGGTTGCGACCATAGGTATAACAAATTTTAATTGTCAAGGATTTTTTATGAATATTAAGCCATTAGTAAAAGATTTCATCAAACCAGAGTATAAAAGAGAATTATCAGGTGGTATGGATATCTACTTCCAAGAAGATGTAGAACTTACAGTTGGTAAGGATAATGTAATTAATTTAGGTTTCTGTGCAGAAGTTCCTGAAGGTTATGTAGCTTTACTTATTCCTCGTTCTTCTACAGGTATGAAAGGATTACATTTAAGAAATACAGTAGGTGTAATTGATTCAGATTATAGAGGTGAATGGATTGCTCACATTACATATGACGATATCAATGTATGGGGAAATACAATTAAGTTTAAAAGAGGAGAAAGGGCTTTACAAGCTATTATAGTTCCGTTTAATAAGGTAGACATCAACATAGTTGATGAGTTATCTGTCACTGGTAGAGGTGATGGAGGTTTTGGTAGTACAGGAAAATAAAATGGAAATTTTAAATCAATATCCTACTTCAATGGCATTAGCCTTAATAGGGTTAGCTATTTTGATATGCTATATGATATATCTCATATTCTTCTACTAACCCTTAATAAACCCCTAGAAATAGGGGTTATTATTTCATACCTCTAGGTTTTCTATAATTCTCTATAATATCTAATTCAGACATTCTTCTAACATACATATCATTAATCCAATATGAAGTACCATATTCTTTAACATAGTTTCTGTAGTATCTAGTTAATTCTTCAGTACTGTTAATGTCTTTAAATATATTATTTTCTCTAATTCTAAATGTTTCTGCTTCAGGTTTCATAAATACCCCTATTGACTTGACTAAGATAATTATTAATTATATCAGCACTTATTAATCATTAATAGGAGAGATTATGAAATATACATCCCAAAATCCAATCACAACACAAGTACAAGGTTACTTGTTAGACCCTATGAAGAATGCTTTAAGTAAGTATACTATTATTGCAGAAGCTACTGATTCTAAAGGTTCTGCTAAAGGATTGAGAGCTACTTATCAGACAGGTGTTAAAGGGTTCTATAAGTTCTTCCTTGTAGAAGGTTATCACAATATTTACTTACTTAAAGATGAAGATAGTACTGAACAGTTAGTAGGTACAGTACATGTACAGGAGGATGATTTAAATAAAGTTTATTCCTTACAGGAGTTGTTGAATAAATGAGTGCCTTAGATACAGCTATAAAACTTATTACTAAATGGGAAGGATGTAAACTAGAAGCCTACCAAGATGAGAAAGGTATATGGACTATTGGTATAGGTACTACTGGTTCATGGGTTAAGAGAGGAGTAAAGATTACTCAGGAGAAAGCAGAAGAACTCTTAAAAGAAAGAGTAAACCAAGATTATGAATATCTAAAGAAGTTCTACCTTAAGCTTAATGATAATCAATATGCTGCTATATTAAGTTTTATGTATAACGTAGGTAGAGGTAATTTTGTATCTAGTTCTTTATTTACTCACCTTAAGAAGGGTGACTATGAAGAAGTAAGTAGACAATTCCTTAGGTGGAAATACATAACTGTTAATGGAATTAAGAAGGTATCTAATGGTCTCCTTAATCGTAGAATTGATGAAAAGAATCTCTTTCTTAAGCCAGTATAAAGTATTCTGGTATATATTATGCGTTTTAAGCCTATGTATTGCTTCATGGTTGCATGGTAATCATTATGCCTATAAAGTATATCAGGAAAAGATTACTAACGAATCTCGTGCAAATCTGGAGGCTTTAAGACGATTTCAGGAAGAGAGCCAAGAAAGAGAAGATAGTATAGTTAAAGATTATTTATCTCAGATAGAAGATTTAAAGTCTAAACAGGAGGATATTAGTGAAGCTAAGATTAGTGATGTTATTGAGTGTCCTAAGCCTGTTGTTACTAGGGTGTACATCAACAAGACAGATACCAATAGAAGAGTGCCCAAAGAAAAAACTAAATCCAATCTTCTCTGTTACACCGAGTCCCAATTACGAGAAAAGATTAAAGCAAGTATGGATATCGGAAGAGAATGTGACGAATTAGTTATTAAATATAAAAGTTTATATGAGGTGTGTAAATGATGGGATATTTAATTGCTATTCCAATTTTTATCATTATTGCCATAATAGCTATTAATTTTACTAATGATGATGATGACTGGTATTAAATAATATATAAATATATACCTCCTTCTAAAGGGACATCGCTGATGTCCCTTTAGAAGGAGGTATTAAATTATTAATATTACTATAATAATATACATAATAATATATAACCTCCTAACTACTTACCCCGTAGGGTAAGTAGTTAGGAGGTTATATTAATATATAGATATATAAAGAAAGAGATATAAATATATTTATAAATATATAACGTGCACTCTATTTATTTTTGCTTTCCAAATCAGGAGTGCTGACGCACTCATTATACAGGGGTCGAAAAATCTGTCAAGTACCTTTTAAAAATTTTAGTTACAAGCTACGCTTGGTAATAAGATTATATTTTTAATTCAATTCTAGTTTAATTCCGTACCTCTACTACACCTACGCTTCCGTACTTCGGAGTTGCATATCGCTACGCTCATGCAACGTCCTCGTACTCGCTCGGTGTAGTAGAGGTAAGATAGTAGGATGAGAGAGAGGAGGGCTAGATTGAGCAGGAAGGGCTGTGTAGTAGTTTTCCTTAGTAAGTAGTAGGGAAAATGAATACAACGCAATATAGACGCACTACGTGCGGTTTTAGAATGTTTAACTAAGGAGAACTAAAATGACTATTGATGATTTAAGCAGAATACTTAGAGAAGGTAATTTTGATTTTAAATCCTATACAAAGGCTATTCAATTTGAGGAACTAAATGTAACTATCACTAAAGAAAATAATAAGGTATTTTCTCTTAGTATTGATAAGGATATATTAGACCCATGTGATAGAGCTTTTATAGCAAAGGTTATTAAGTTCTTAAAGAAGTATTTCAAGATGTGTAATTATAATCACTATACATGTGTTATGAATACACCTGAAGAACTGTGGGATAAGTATATGGAAGATACATATATACTTGAATGTTTAAACGTAGACTTAGTTGTAAAGAGATATTAGAGGTGTATTTCATGTATAACTTATATGAGATTAATTGGGAGATATATATTAAACGTGTCAACAAAACTTAGAACTCTCATTAGGGTATTCTCTAAAGACCAAATTGTACATATACAGAACCATGGAGAATATAGAGTTAAAGATATTCCTGAAGAGTTATTAGACCTTACTGTAAGATGCGTAAAGAATAATATCGACTGTATGGAGGTATTTACTTACGAATAAAGAGGATTTAATTAACTTATTCGGGGAGGTGGAAGATTCAGCATATGGATTTAAAGTTGGTAATATCTACATTAGATTTGATGGTAATGTAACCCTAGTAATCTATGCAGAGAACCAAGAGAAAGAAGCAGAATTAAAGGCTAAGATGTTAGAGAATTATTATAACTTCTTAGGTATTGATAGACATATCATTAGGTGTAATTGGGTTAATTAATATGGGATATTATAGTGATGTACATGCATGTATAGATAAGAAAGATTTATATAAAGTATTACCTTTAAATTTTTGTAGGTCTTGTGAAATTCAAGAATGCGAAGATAATCTTATTTACTTTAGGAATACAGGAATAAAACTATATATGGATGATGAATGGGATAACTTTAGACATACTCTAGAAACTCTAGATATTTATCACTGGATTACTGTAGGTGAAGATGGAACTGTAGAGGAATCTTACAGTGATGATGCTTTAATAGACTGGCAAGTATGTGTAGATACACCAGAAATAAAACAGGATTATACATCTATACAGAGTAATCTATATAAGTCTTTAATTAACTATATTTCTATGGTTCTACCTAGTGAATTAAAACTAGAGCATGGGAAATGGTACACATCCATAAATGATGATTTATATAACTATTACATATTCATCTTTCCAACAGAAGATAAAGTTATTTTAAAAACTCATTCTATAGATGATGTACATGAAAAAACTACCTCAACACTTCTAAAGTTACTTAGAAAATCTTTTAAACTAAAAAAAGATTATACTTGTGAAGATTCTTATGACATATACATGGTTACAGGAATGAAATAATGACTTTATTGGAATTTGGTAAATTTCTTTGGGGTAATCCTATTATAGCTGTTTATATAACTGATAACCCTGAAGGATTTAATCAAGAAAGCGTATATAGTGGTACATTTGAATATTTACCTGTTAAATATGCTACTAGAGAATTATTAGGAGTATACAGGTCTACTGATGAATCCAAGGAATTTAGAATAGTTATACAAGGGGATAAAGATGAATGTAGAGGAAACACTGTGTAGAATGGCTAGTTACTTAGCTCAAATTGACATAGAGTTAGAGGAAATTAACCAAAAATTAGAAAGACTTGAAAATAAAATCAATGAAGAGGAACAAAAACATACGGAAACTGATTGGGACTCTGTAAAGATGATGGGAGAATATAGGAGTAATAAATGAAATTAAAATTAATTACCTTAGGTGTACTTCTTTCTGGTTTAGTAATAGCTGGGTTAGACTCATACTCTGTAATTGACCCTAATGAAAGAGGTATTGATGTTAGATTAGGACAGATGCAAGATGAGATTATTCAGCCGGGATTACATTGGAGAACACCCTTTATAACTGAAACTCGTAAATTTAGATTAGAACCTAAAACATATGAAGTTTCATTTAGTGTTGGGGCTGATGGTGCTATCACTAAGGATATGCAGACTGTAGGTGCTACAGTAGCAGTAAGATATGTATATGATGAAACCCGTATTAAGGACATTGTAACTTTATATGCAAAGGATTCAGTAATTGAAAATGCTATGAAGGATAATGTTAAAGCTTCCCTTAAGGAAACTACAGGTAAATATTCTATATATGATTTAGTAGCTCATCAGAATGAGATTACTAATGAAGTAGCTACTGCTATGCTTACTAGAATGAGTAATTATCCTATTGCTATTAATCAGACTACTATCACTAATTGGGATTGGTGTGATGATTTTGATAGACAGATTAAAGAGACTGCTAACCGTACACAGCAAGTAAAACAAGCTGAACAGGAAGCTAATATTGCAGCAGCTCAGGCACAGAAACTTGTAAAAGAAGCAGAAGCCAAGAAACAAGCAGCAGAATTAGATGCTCAAGCAGAGATTGCTAGAGCTAATGGTTTAGCTGAATCCAAGAAGATTAAAGCTGATGCTCAGGCTTATGAGAATCAGAAGATTGCTCAGAATCTTGATGTAATGAAAGCACAGTGGGATTATGAAGTTTCTAAGATTAGAGCATCTAAGTTTAATGGTGTAGAAGTATCTAATCAGAGTGTCTATGTTCCTAACACTTATGATTTAAGAAGTGGTAGATAAAGTTTAGACTGCTACGCATGGAGGTAGAAATACCTCCATTTTTTTTTTAGGAGAATATAATGGTTGGTTTTGGTTGTTTTTGTTTAGGATTTTTCATAGGTATACTGGTAAGTATTGGAACGGACATACTAGTTATACGTTTTAAAGATGAGGATAACAATGACAGTTGAAGAACTTATTAAAAAATTACAAAGAATTGAAAATAAAAAGAGCCAAGTAAAAATAGATACTTCTTCTAGTGGTATTCTGCTATACAAAGGTATTCGTGATGTACAAATAAATGAAGCTAAGAACTTTGTTGTCATTGGTTTAATCAAAGAGGAATAACTATGAATTTAGAAGAGTATATACATCAATACATAACAGATTTATCTGATTTTAATATAACAGTAGAAGATACTGCTGTAAATAAGTTATGCAGATTAATTAAGGTTAAAGATATTCCTTTGGCTATTTTAAAGAGAGAAGTAAAATATTTTACTGTAGATGAAATGAATAAATTTATATTTGCTCAAGTAGAAACCTTAGAAGAATTCTTGCTTAAACGTGTAGAGATATTAGAACAGCAGGTAGCTAAATTAGAACAGTTGCAGAGAGTAAATATGTCAGGGGAATGTGCTTAATGACAGTTAAAGAACTCATTGAACAACTCCAAAAGATTGAAAATAAAAAGAGCTGTGTAAAAGTAGCTATTAATCCTTATGGCTTTCTAAAATATGAAGCTATTCTTGATGTAAGAGTAGCTGATGCCCAAGAGAAAAAAGAAGTTATAGAACAGCAGAATTTAAGGCACTTTACTGATAATGGATATGTAGTTATTGAAGGTGGTGGAAGAGGTGAATAATGGAATTACAGTATAAAAAGCAGTATAAAAAGAATAAAGATATTATACGCTTAACAGAATACATTGAAGAATTAAAGCACTTTCACACTATTTATTCAGCAGCAGATGATGGTGAGATGACAGAAGACCTAATGATGTATGAACAGTTAATTGATTGGCTTGAAGAGTTAAAACACCATAGAGAAGGAGAATATCCTTATATGGCTGATTGTATTGATGAGGAATAGACTATGCTAGATAAAGCTATTGAGCATAATAAAGAACATCGTAAGAAATATCGTGGTGCAAAGGCATGTGATAAGTCATGCCGTAACCATGGTTCTGATGATTGGGCGAAAGATAATCGTTTATACAGAGCTAACAGATTAGAAGAAAAAGCAAAGCAGGATATGAAGGAGTAAGTCATGAATAAGGTTTATGGTGTTTTTCATTGTTGGGATGATGATGGTGGATTTGGTGATGCTATTCGTATAAGAGATTTAATTTGTATCTTTAATTCCAAGGAAGAAGCAGAAGCTTTTAAGGAAAAATACCAGAACCCTCATGAATATTCAGAACCATATGATGTACTCTATTGTGGGGATTTACAAATTGAGGAATTACCTACAACTTATAATACAGATGATTTTTGGTGGTTAGATGATAAATCAGAAGAATAAAGATACCTCTGAGTATATTTACAGTCCTAATTCAAGACTAACAAAGCTTAGACATAGGTTACGTAAATACTATAGGGTAATCTCTGCTAAATCTCATGGACCATATTTAAATATATATGATAATGATTATAAACTTTTAGGTAATATTGTCTATGATGAGGAATTAAATAAACCATGGGGATTCATATTAGTAACATGGGATATTAGTGTAGTAAATACATTTAAACACTATGAATATATTATGAGTTTAGATGGTTATGCGTATTATAGGATAGATTGTTCGGATATATAGACGCTACGCTTGGTACTGAATCTAGGTTATACCTAGATTTTTTTTTTATGGAGTAAATATGGAAAATTTAACAGTACCTATAAAGCAGGTAGAAGATTATCTTTCTTTTCTTGGTTTTAAGGTAAATAGATATTCACATGTAATATATGATTCTAGTGGTGAAGAATCTATAGCTGAATTCTATTGTCCTAATGGGTGGACTAGAATTAAGTTTAAGAAATGGGGAAATGCCAAAGAGAAGAATGATTTGAAATATGTGTTAGATTCCCAGTTTAAGTTACTCCTAGTATACAGTTATTCTCAACAACAGTTTTATATTTGTAATAAGGATTAATAATGGCTAATTTAAAAGAAGTTAAAGATTTTCTGAATTTTCTTGGTTTTTGCAAGGGACATGAAGAAGAAAGTCCATATGATTTAACTGAGAACTTTGATGGTAGTGAAGAACCAGATGTAACAGGATATTTAACAGAAGATTATATTACTCATGATGTTATCTATGAATTAGATACTGATTATGAAGGTAAATCTCAGATTCCTGAGTTATTGCAGCAGACCTATACCTTAGAGAAGTTATGTACTATTTCAGGCAGAACTTACTTTAAGGTGCTTGAACATGAGGCTAATTTAAACCATGAATAATGAAGAGAAACTAGTGTATCTATATAAGTACTTAGATAAGAAATACAGTGTTTATCCTATGAATTCTCCCTTAGGCTTCAGTATCGAATATCATTTAACTGGTTTTCCTCATGTATTCTCTTTAGGTAAGGTACAAATATCAAATGGTAACTTATACTTACAGATAGAAAGGTTTACAGGAAACTTACTCCTAAATGTGGCTAAGAGAATGCATTTAGAACGTGTAGTTACTGAGTCTGATTCCTGTATATTTAAAGTAGGTAAACCAAGAACATTAAAGGAAAGAATTATCTTCTGGTTTAACTGGTTTAAGAGGTCAAAGCATGAAACACAAGAGAACTCGTCAGATAACTATTACGGATAACTTACATGATAGAGTATATCGTTTATTTGAATCCCTAGGTATGGAAGTTAAATATGATGGAATACATAGGTTTGATTTCTTTAAATTTACTTCCTCAAAAAGTTATGTAATATCAGGTGTGGCTGAAGAAGTAGGAGATAGGGTATATTTAAAAGTATACTATGACCATAAGAATGTAACACTTGGATATTTTCTTAAAGATTGTGTTTACACTACACTAGCTACAATACCCCCTGATTTTCCTGTTAATCATAATGAATTTCTTATTGGTTTATATGAAGTAACAGAGGTTATAAATGCAAATATCTAAAATAATGAATACCATTGAAAGAATCTTTCCCTATGCAAGAATCTTTTATGATGAGCAGAAACATCATTACAGTGTAGTATATCAAGGTACTCATAATATCTTCTACGAAGGGGATAAAATAATCCTATTTAGTGATTATATGAATGACATATTCTCTGATAAATTAAGCCAATACTATGATTTACAATTACTGGCTTACTTCCCTTCCCTAATAAGTGGGTATACTAAAAGGGTATATAACCGTATAGATATAAAGATATATGAGATTAAATAAATGTATGAAACATTATATAGAGGTAATAAAGGTAGTAAACCTTTTATAATAATAAGCAATAAGTGTAATTCTTCAGAAAATCCCTATTTAGAGCAAGCAGTAAAAATAGTATTAAATAATATATCTGATTGCTATGCAGAGTTTAATCCTTTAAGTAGAACACCAAGATATGATATCTACATTGATGGTGAATTTGTAGGGAATTTAGTAATTGATGAGGATACTGAGAAAGATGTATTTTTCATAGGTGAGCCACTTAGTCCTGAGATTATTGAAAAACTAAATTGTGAATACGTATTTTCCAATACATACCATGGGGATAAGTATGCAGTCTACAAAATACAAATTTGAACCACTATTAAATTACTTTGATAAGTCACCTATAACTTATCATCCTACGGTAGGTAGAGAACATGATAGTTTAGACTTATATTATGCTAGTTTACTTAAGGTAGGTGTAATAGCTTATGATGGAGATAGAATAATTTTAAAGATTATTACAGATTTTACACCATACTTTAAGGATATAAACTATCTCCCTAAGTATATAGACGATATGCTTTCTTATACAAATAGGTTCAACCTTAAACCAATAATCACCATTAATGATTCTATTAGATACATCTCTACTCTATATGAATTCCATGGGGTAAAAGAAGAATTTAAGAAACGTATAGGGTATTACTTAGATAATCCTGAAGAATACTGGAAAAAGGTTATGGAAGAAGCGGAGAAGACAGGTGTGTACAGACCAGATATTATCTAAATTAACCTATGGGTTAGTAGATTTAGGTTATAAAATATCATTTAGTAAAGATTATTCTGAGTATATCATTAAAGCAGATACTTCTTTTAAACTGTGGGATATGCCCTCTAATTGGGAAGGTATATTACACATAAACCAAGATAATAAAATTATCCTTACCATAATTACTAATAATTTCTTTAGGAATATTCCATCTAAAGGCTTACTAGATGATATTAATAAATTAGGCTGTACCACTAGTTTAAAGCATTCAATTCCATCTAGAAGTAAATTATCAGTTTCATATTTCCATAGATGGCTAGAAATATACGAGGTATATGATGACATTTCATGAATTTGAACAGTTTATACAAGAATACAATAAAAAGCATACTGAATTTCATATAGATGACGAAGAATATCATGGGAATTTCACTAGACCCGTATTGAATAGCAGACATGTATGTATAGGACACGTTAAAAGAATTTTTGATAGTTCAGTAATAGTCAGACATTATTCTTCTATACCTGAAATAAGAGAAGAAATGCTTAATTTTTTAGAAGATTTTAAGTTTAAAAGATTATTCTTTATTCCATGTAAAAAGAGTCAGTTATACGTGTATGTAGCTAAAATAGAGGGTTTAAAATGATTGTATTAGATACATATTCCAGTATTCTAACAGAAATGGGATTTCATGTTGAAAGAACATATCCTCAATATACAAATACTTTTAATGATGTAACTGTATATTCCAATAGATGGAAAGGATTATTTGATATTGATGAGAACAGTCGGGATGGTTGTTGTTATATATCCATGTGGGTTCCTATAGAAGATACAAATATAAAGAAAGTATTAACTAGATTTAACCTAGAATACATTATGTGTGTTAAAGATAAACATAATACTGTATTTAAATTCTTTAAGATGACCTTAAGAGACTAGTATGGATAGCATAAAACAAATAGCTTACTCTATTTTCTATAAAACACAATACTGGAAAATAGGTTTAGTTGATTATGTAATAAGTGAATCTCATGTATTGGGTGATAAATATATAGGTACTTTATATGAAGATAGGGATACAGGTTCAGCCATATTAGTCACTCTCTATTCAGAAGAAGAATTACAAGTTTTCTTGTCTTATTTTAGGTATAAAGTATTAATTAGATTTCATAATGGTGCTCTTATAAGACTTGAGGAATTTAGAAATGAATTTGGAGAAGTGTTTAAGGCTAGTAAAATCTAAAGGATTTTATACTACACTTGAATGTACTGTTACAGGTACAAAATATTATGAAATATATGCTGATCTTAATCCTAAATCCCTTATTAAATTAGGCTTTAAAAAATTAGGTGTAATAATACTAGATGATAATCTAGAGGATGTACTCCTTAAAACAAGAGTAAATGATTCAGATAAAGATGTAAAAGATGTAATAGAGGTATTACAGTGTAAGTATTTGTTTAGTGATTGTTATAGTTATTTTAAATGCTATATTGGTGATGAAAATGGTTAGTATTGAAGAAGTTAAAAAACACTTAAATAAGTATCTAAATATTAGAGTATATAGAGATAAGGGTTTTATAGCAATACATGTTAAAGATAATAATATAGCTCACCTATACACTGATGGTAATAAAGTAATCTTACAAGAGTTTACTTATAGAGAAGGTCATCCATTATATGATATCGACCAGAAAGCTATAAAATACTTATTATCTAAACTTAAGTACAAAAGATTAGTATCTGTACATCCAAAATATACTGTACCAATTTGTTTAGATGAAATATTAGGGGTTAATAATGAATGATAGACTTAAAGTAATTATAGAACATCTTAACTCTTGCAAAGATATAGAAGTAACTATTCATGCATCGGAAAACTTTTACAGGGTATCTATTAATGAAAACTGTATTGGATTTTTACTGCTTGATGGAAATAAAATACTATTAAGTGAAAATGCTTATGGTACAGAATCAGATTATTATCAAAGAGATAAGAGACATCTAAACAGATTATTAAAGCATTTAAGGTATAAAAGATTATTATCTTTAGATAAACGAAGACTAATACCTCTAGTTATAGATGAAATATTAGGAATACAGGATGATTAATGAATCTGATATAGAACACTATTTTAAAGTTAATAGATTTAAATATGCACTAGGGTATAGGGTACATAAATATATTTCTGGGAATAGTTTTAAAATAGTAACAAGTTCAAATAACATAGTGCTTCATGTATACCTCGATAGAGATACAGAAAAGTTATTTACTGCTACTTGGAATAGAGATTGTCCGAATCTTTCAGATATATTTAACTATGAGAGAATAATATCTATTAAACAACAACGAGATATCTTAAGCATATTTAAGATAATAGGATTTAATGAATGATTAATATATTTGATATAGATAGATATCTTAAAGCTAATAAATATTGGTATAAGGTATGGTCATACAATGCTTTAACTGGTAAAAATGATGATTATGTAATAGTAGATAATTCAAATAATGCAGTAGTTCAATTATATAAAGATAAGAATACAGGATGGTTATATACAGAGATTTGGAATAAAGCTCCAAACCTTTCACATTTATTTAAGTATAAAAGAGTATTATCTATTAAGTTTGATGAGGATATTTGTAATATTTTCTTATTAGAGGGATTCAAGAAATGATATTTAATCAAGTAATTACAGATATTTATCTTATGGGTAATCCTAGAATTAGTGTAAAGTATGCAAAGTATATAACAGGTGATGTACTAGATTTAAAAGTTGATGATGTTACTATGGGTACTTTAGTCTACTCAGATGGTTCTGTTTTCTATAAAGATTATATAGCTGTAGGAAATAGTGATATAGAACGAAGAGAATATTTTTTAAGTAAAGTTATATATAAAAAAATATTAAGCTTAAAAACCCCATCTAGTATTACCAATAAAATGAATATTTATAAGATTACAGGAGTAAAAAATGAGTGATTTAGAAGAAAAATTAAGACAGACGTTGGCTGAACATGAAAATTGATATAAGCGAGGCACACTAATGGCTGAAATAGACGATTTAGTTGGTGTAAAATATGGTAATTTAGACATACATACTAAGAAACCTATTAAAGGTAAAATTGATGGTAATGCTATATTGGTATGTAAGCCTGATCAACTAATGAAGTATAAGGTTGGTACTTGTTGGGATCAGTCTTTATATACCTATGCTAGATTAAAGAAAGATCTAGGTACAGCTAATGTACGTGTTATAGGTTATGTTTACAATGATGAACATAATGAACATATAACACATACTACTGTTCTAGTCAAAGATAAAAAAGACTATTATTGGTCTGAACATGCTTGGTATGAACACCAAGGTGTACATGGTCCATATAAATCAGCTGACGAAATAATACGTGAGATAAAATCATATTTACCTAAAGGTAGTAAAATACTTGTATGGAAAGACAATCTCAATAATGTGTATGATAAATTACTTGCTCAGAATAAAGATATATCATTCACACAATTTGCCACAGAAGTATTTGATTTTAATTAACATATATGAACAGGAGTAAAAATGAATAAATTAATACCCTTATTATTTCTTACCTTAATTTGCGGGTGTAATGATAACACTAATGAAGAAAGATTATTTGTTTGAAGGGTAAGTTAAGTGAAGAATGATTTTATTAAGTCGCCACTAAATTATACTGGTGGTAAAACTAAGTTATTACCTCAAATATATCCATTGTTTCCAAAAGAGATAGACACTTTTATTGATATGTTCTGCGGAGGATGTAACGTAGGTATAAATGTTCATGCAAATCATATTATTTATAATGATATCAACAAATATCTGATAGGATTACATAAAGTCTTAAAGGAATACGACTACGATACAATAAAAGCAAAAATAGAAAAAATAATTAATGAATATGGTCTTTCTGATTCTGCAAGCAAAGGATATTCATATTATGGCTGTAAAAGTGGAGCAGGACTTGCTTCATATAATAAGGAGCCATATATAGAATTGAGGAAGGCTTTTAATTCAAAGACAAAAGTTGATGATGACTACTATCTTTACCTATTTACTCTAATAGTATATTGTTTTAACAGTCAGATTAGGTTTAATAGAAAGGGCGAATTCAATCTTCCTGTAGGTAAAAGAGATTTTAATTCAACTACAAAAGAGAATTTAAGAAGATTTGTTACAGCACTACATTCACAGAAGTGTGATTTCTTAATGGAGGATTTCAGAAATATTGCTATAGATGATTTGCATGATGGTGATTTTGTGTATTGTGACCCTCCATATCTTATTGCGACAGCCAGTTACAATGAGAGAAATGGATGGCTACCAACAGATGATATTGCTCTTTTGAACTATCTGGATAAATTGAATTGTCATAAAATTAAATTTGCACTATCTAATGTTATTAGGCATAAAGGTAAAACAAACCATGCTCTAATTCATTGGGCAAAAAAGTATAATATGCATATGTTGAATTTTAACTACAATAATTCAAGTTATCATGGGAAATCTAAAGATGAAATAACTGAAGAAGTATTAATTACAAATTATTGAGAGATGGGAATGGTCATTACTGTACTAAGTGGATAATACAACCTAAATGATTTATTCTATTATTCTTAGAGGACTCAGGGCACTGACGTACCCTGAGTCCTCTGTATTATGTACCTATATTATTTTTAGTAGGTATTTTTTCTACAGATGAGCTAGTCCTAGGAAGAGAAGAATTTCTTTCTTTTTATGAGCTAGTCAGGGAAAAAATTCATTTAGAGATTTTATTAATAATTTCTATAGATTCAGAAACTCATTTAGGAAAATTATAATAATTTTCTATAGATGCAGTACTACACCAGAAAAAAATTTATTAGGGGAGGTCCCCCCCCCCTATAACCCTCCTACTAATACGAT